CAGGTGTCGGCGCAATGCTCGACCTGTACGAAGTGGACCTGCAGGCATTTGGCGGCGACGTTCTCCGCTTCCACTCGGGCACTAACGGCTATTTCAACGACGTAATCTGGCAGGGCCGCGCTTACTCTGCATATCCGATCGCCGTGGAAGGTTTTGAGGTTAAGTCAGAAGGCACCTATTCGCGCCCGACGATGAAGGTGGCGAACATCACCGGACTGATAACCGGCATCAACCATGACTTTGAGGATGCATTAGGTGCAGTAGTGACGCGCCGGCAGGTGCTGGTAAAGCATTTAGATGTGGTTAATTTCCCGAATGGAAACGCAAATGCAGATCCGACGATGGAGGCTGTGTCGCGCTACGTCATTGAGGAAATGGCGGAAGAGACCTTCGAGACGGTGACTTACAACTTAGCCACGCCGGTCGATTGCGACAATGCGATTATCCCGGCTCGCACGATATTGGCTGACGTCTGTCAGTGGGTTTATCGCGGCGATGGTTGCGGTTACTCCGGCGGCCCCGTTGCTGACGAGAAAGACAATCCAACCTCTGACATGTCGCGCGATAAATGCTCCAAGCATCGCAGCGGCTGCCGCCTTCGTTTCGCTAAACCAAGTGCGCTGCCATACGGCGGCTATCCCGGCTCTGCCAAGGTGTCCTGATGATTGAATCTGAATGCCTGGCATACGCTGCGGAGTCTGCAAATGAAGTGTGTGGGCTGATTATTGACGGCAATCGCTTGTGGCGCTGCGCAAACGAGCATCCCGATCCGGGGCGCAACTTCCGGATAGGCGAAACAGACTGGCTTAAAGCAGAAGCGGCGGGAGAAATCACCGCCGTTTTTCATTCTCATCCTGAGCCAAAACTTGTTCTGTCAACTGCCGACCGCACTGCTCAACTGGCAACCGGAATCGAATGGTGGCTGGCGAGTGGTGGGAAGCTACGAAAATTGCTTCCTAGGCCGCATTTGCTGGGACGCCGGTTCGAACATGGCGTGATGGATTGCTACACGTTGTTTCGCGATGCCTACCACCTGTGCGGTATTGATTTGCCCGACTTCGAGAGAACCAGTGGTTGGTGGGTGCGCGGTGAAAACCTCTACCTGAAGAATATGGCAGCTAATGGATTTCACGAAGTTGGCTTCGAAGCTATTCAGCCTGGTGACGTGATTATCCGCCGCGCATTCCCTGAGTGCGACCCATGCCACGCCATGATTTGGCTTGGTGACAACATCGTCCTGCATCACGAAGTGCACGGCAGGCTTAGCCGCCGCGAACCGCTTCGCCAGATTCACGTACCTCTTATCCACTCCATCTGGAGGCATGAACAATGCTCATCTTTAGATTTGCGGGGAATTTACGACGACATTTCCGCCAAATCTCTTTAAACGTCGATACCCCATCCCAGGGGCTGCGCCTGCTGCTGGCTCAGTGCCCCGCATTCAAACGCGACTTCTACCAAACCCGTTTGAGGATGCGCATCGATGGCAGCGACATATCTGGCGACAACCTCGAATTCCACATGAACCGGCATATCAAAGACGGCGCCACAGTCCTGTTCGTGCCAATCGTAGAGGGCTCTATTTCGGCGGTGGCAGCCGTGTGGATTATGGTTGCGGTCACTGTCGCCTCAGTCGCCTATTCGCTCTATATGACCTCCCACATGAAGACGGCTTCATCAGCGGATCAGGACACGAACTCCATCACCAACAACTCATTCACCAGCGCGGAGAACCGCATAGGGCAGGGCAGGCCAGTGCCGCTGCTTTTGGGTGAGATGGTTGTTGGCTCGAACGTAATCAGCCTTGGCATCGACACATCGAACAACCAGGACTGGAATATCTCAATTAGTTAAGGTGAAAGCATGGGCTCAGGCGGCGGCGGTGGCAGCACTCCAAAATTAATCGACGACAACCTAAAATCGAAGCAATTCCTCCGCGTTCTCGACCTCATTAGTGAAGGTCCAATCTACGGACCGGTAGACCAGCAACACCTTTCCTCATTCATGCTGAACAAGACGCCTGTAACCGACTCTGCC